TGCTTCTGGTCTTGCCGGTGCTGCTGGTCAGTTTGGTCAGGTGGGCGGTCAATCGTTGGCTGACATAGGCAATGCTCGTGCTGCTGGCATTATGGGGCCTGCCAATGCGTATTCAGGTGCGTTTGGCAACCTTGCAAACCTTGGCATGACCTACGGCATGATGAACGCCTTGGGTGGTGGCGAAAGCGCAACGACTGGTGGAAAAGTTAAGGTTTCAAGTTATGAGCGGCCTCAAATAATCAGGGGGGCCAGATCTTCTGGGCCTAGAGACCTTGTTAGTTATGGGTTTGACCCGACAAACCTTTCGTGAGGTGAGAAATGCCAATTAATCCAAATATTGCGCTGAGCTTTCAAGCCCCGCAAATAGACGATCCGCTCAACAAGATGGCTCAAATTGAGCAGATCAAGGCATACCGTCAAAACGCTTTGGCAAAGCAGATGGAAATGGAATCTGCTATTCGCGAGCGCGAGATGAAAAACGCTCTGCGCCAGCGGCTGGCTAAAGGTGGAGAGCTTGGACTTGAGGAAGCTGCCACTTTTGGTGCTCCAGGAATGGACATATACAAAACCATGGCAAGCGCCAAAAAAGAAAGTGCGCTGTTTAATAAAGCCCAGCAAGACGCCTTGATGAAGAACATAGAGCTGGGCAGTCATCAGCTCAAGATTATTCCAAACAATCAAGAGGCTTACTCAAAAACCTACAAAAAGATTATCGAGACAAGCCCTGAATTGACCGATTATTTGGAACCACCTGAGCAGTTCGATCCAGACCCAATGACTGGAACGATTGCACGAGCAGTTTTGAATGCGGATACTTTGCGCAATAACGCACTGGAGCAAGATAGATTTTTGACCGGGCTTTCTGTTCGCAAAGCTGAAGCGGTTCTTAAAAACGCATTTACAGTTGACCCTGTTACTGGTCAATCCATGATTAAACCCGGTGCAGATATGCCCAGCGTTTATCAAGCGCTGGACATATTGAGACAATCTCCAAGGGGTGGTGCGCAAGTTCCTCCTCCTGCTCCTGCTCCGGCGCTTGATCAACCTGTAGATATGGGAGCTGGAGCTGGAGGATTACCCAGTGGTCGATTGCCACCACCTGGCGTACCCGATATGCCACCTGTTACTCAAGTAGGTAGTTCAATTGTTACACCTGAACAAAATAGGGAACTCAGAGAAAGAGCAAAATTAGAAGAAGCGACTGCGGCACAGAAAGGGAAAAACATAGCCAAGCGATTAGATGAAGAACCAAGTGTTCGTACAGGCGTTGTTGAAAATAGAAACATGGTTGAAAATACCATGCGACAGATTGACGATTTGTTCAACAGCGTAGGATTGAAAAAAGTAACTGGAAACTTTGCAGGTCGATGGCCAGAACTCACTGCGGTAGGCACCTTCAGCCAAGAAGCAGCTGATGCGAATGCGGCTATTGAGTCATTAAAAGCAAAATCGTTTTTGTCGTCGATTAAAAGCTTGGGTGCGGGTAATTCCGGGCTAAGTCCGATCACTGACAGAGAGGGTGCAAAATTAGAAGCTGCAGCCGCTACATTGCAACAATCTCAAGGTACCGAAGCATTCCAGAAAAATCTTATTGCGTTTAAAAAGCAACTAATTAAATCAAACAATTTAATTGCCAAAGAATACGCAAGAATTTACGGAAATCTTGAAATACCAGATTGGTCGCCTGTTCAGCCCATGTTGCCTGATGCTTCTGTTGCCAAGTTGAAAAATGATCCATCTGTTGACAACAAGAAAGTGTTTGATTCTTATTATGGCGAAGGAATGGCAGACTATGTATTGAAGGGGTCTTTCTAATGGCTAAAGATATCTTTGCTGAAGACTTTATGCCTTCGACTCAACCTTCCAAGGGTACAAAATCCAAAGATATTTTTGCCGAGGATTTTGTACCTTCGGCCCCTGCTGAGCCTGTTAAACGACAATATACGTTTTTGGAAACATTTCCTGCGGCTGCTTCTAACATCGGGGCTAGCGCTGAAAAGTTCTATGGTGGAGTGAAAGAAGCCATCATGAATCCTGTTCAGACAGGCAAGTCGATTGCTTACGCTGGACAACAGCTCATGAACTACATGACTCCAGAAGCGTACACTGAAGCCACTGGAGCGCCTATTCCGTTGCGACCGTTTTCTGCAGAAGAAAAACGAGAAGCAAATCGTTTCATGAGTCAAATGAAAAATGCGTTCTTGGATCGATACGGCGGGTACGAAGAAGCCAAGCGCACATTTGCAGAAGATCCTGTGGGGTTTGCTGCAGACTTGTCGACTTTCTTTTCTGCTGGAGCGACGGCAGCTCCTAAAGCCAGCGTGGCAGCGTCCACGTTGAACAAACTCAGCCGAATTAGCGACCCCATGAACTTACCCATCATGGGAGTGAAAGTAGCAGGCAAGAGCGGAGTCGCGATCACCGATCTGATTTCAAATGTACTGGACCCCAAGTCTGCGGCATTGATGGAGTCTGCAGGTGACAAAGCTCCTGACATTTTAAACGCACTGGCGAATGTTGAAACATTTGTCCCAGGTAGCAAACCCCTGGTGTCTCAAGCCGTAGCACCTGCCAGATCCGGTACATTCACTGCATTTGCTGAATCTGCCGAACGAGTACCCGGTGTAGGCGAAAAAGCATTGCAGCGACGGATGGAGCAGACCCAAGCCCAACGTGAAGCTCTCAGAACAATAGCAGGTGAGCCAGGGCAACTTGAGAGTCAACTGGCAACCCGAAAGGCACAATCTGCTATTGACTACCCTGAAGCGTTCCGAGACATGGTACGGGCAGATCCGACACTTGGTCAGCTTTTCAATGACCCTTACATACAGCGAGTTGTTCCAAGTGCGGAAGAACTTACGAAATCCAGAGGGATCACTTTTAAAACATCTCCGATCCAGTATTTGCATGACGTGAAAACCCGAATGGATCGAATGATCACAGATGAACCGGATAAAATTGTCGCTGAGCAAATGCTGAAAAAACGTGACGAGCTTGTGGATTGGATGATTACCAAATCACCAAACTACAAGAAAGCACGAGACACGTTCGCCAAAAACAGCGAAGGCATCGACCAGATGAAAGTGGGTCAAGCGCTTGAGGACAAGCTCGTACCCATGTTGCTTGTCGACGAGGCAGACTTGGTCAAGCTGAAAGGTAATGAATTTGGCACAGCGCTGGAGAATGCACCAGCTACACTTAAGAAGTCCACGGGATTTGCCCGATATAAGAAGCTGACTGACGTAATGACTCCTGACCAGGTTAAAACCTTGGAAGGCATTCGAGATGACTTGGCACGGGATCAAGTAGCGAAAACACTGGCGACAGCTGGCCGAAAAGCCGGTGCGCTTGATATGCGCAACTTTGTGAAAACTTACACGGATGAGATCAAAGGTCCGTCACTGGTAAGAACCTCGGTGGCTTTGACCAATGACATCCTCAAACGGGTCAAGGGTCAGATGAACGAAAAACTGGCGGTAGAACTCGCAGAAGCCATGCTTGACCCCAGCACCGCAGCTGAAGCACTGAAGAAAGCAATGGGTCGAGACAAGCGCGTCAAGATGATAACGGGAGCGATACAAAAGACTCAAGAAGGGGCAACAAAGGCGTTGCGAGCGGTTCCTCCTGCGTCATTCAATGCCTTGGGCGCTGTTCAGGAATATGAAAACCAAAATCAGAACGCATTGAGGAGCCGCTAGATGGCAACATTAACCCCCTTTCCAGTCATGCAGTTTTTCGACAACAACGGTGATCCCTTGGTTGGCGGCAAGCTGTACACCTACCAAGCAGGCGGCCCTTCTACCCCGCTGGCCACATATACCGACGCTTCTGGTACAACGCCTAATGCCAACCCCGTCATTCTGGATTCCGCAGGCCGGGCCAATATCTGGCTTGCCAATCAGCTCTATTACTGGGAGTTGACTGACTCCAGCAATGTGCAGCTCTGGACCGCTGACGATATAGGCTCGATCAACAGCAATGCTGACGTGCAAGGGCCTGCCTCTGCGTTCAACAATGCCGTGGCTCGATTTGATGGGGTTACAGGCAAGATCATTCAGAGTTCCACTGCAACCCTGTCTGACGCCGGTGACCTGACAATTAACAGCCTGACGCTGACGACAGACCTGCCTGTCACCATGGGCGGCACAGGAGCTTCCAGTGCGTCCGGAGCGCGAACCAACCTTGGCTTGGGGGACTTGGCTACCAAAAGCGATGCAGACTTTGGTGACATCGTGGTGTCCACCCAAGGCACTGTCTGGACCATTGATACCGGCGCGGTCACGGGCACCAAGATTGCTGCCGCTACGATTCCGGCCAGCAAGCTGTCTGGCGGTCAATCTGATTCTGGTAACGCTCCTGCCTATGCGGTGAGGGCTTACGCACTGACAGACAACGGCGGCACGTTCCTTTCAAATGGAAATTTCTCTGCACAGACCAGCCTTGGCACAGGATCAAAACAGTTTTTCATGGCAGCGCCGATGCCGGGCGGGGCCTATGCTGTTTCTGTCAACGGCCTTACTTCTTCTCTGTTTTTCTTCACTCCAAAGATAACAATATCCAACAGCACAGCCTTTGTTGTTGAGACATATGAGGATGGAGTGGGGGCTAATGACTTTTCTTATTACTTTGTGACGGTGGTGGGCTAAATGAAAATAGTGCTTTGGAAACAAGACAATGGAGTCGTGGCCTACACGGTTCCTGCCCCCGGTTTTGATGTTGAGCATGTCGCCAAAATCACGACACCAAAGGGCAAGCCGTACTATATTGTTGATAAAGATGTTATTCCCAAGGATTTTACGTTCCGCAATGCTTGGGAGCTTGATGAGAGTGGTACGCCGGATGGGGTAGGTGAGGCATGATTAAAATAAACCTGACAAAAGCCAAAGATATTTGCCATAAAATCCGCAGACAGGAGCGAGCTAAAGAGTTTGCGCCCTTGGATGAGGTGATCGCCAAACGCATACCGGGGCAGCCATTTGATGAGGTGGAGGCCAAGCGGCAATCCATCCGTGACAAGTATGCTGCCATCCAGTCCAGCATTGATGCTGCTGCCGATACTGATCAGCTGCATGTCATTCTGAAGTCGTTGGGCTAACAGATGGATTACCAGGCGCTGTTCAATATCGCATTAGGTATTGCCGGGTTCTTGGGAGGCTGGTGGATGAAGGTGCTGCATGAATCTGTCAGGGATTTGCAAGAGGGCGACAAGAAGCTGGCCGAAAAAGTCAGTCAGATTGAAGTGCTGGTAGCAGGGAATTACGTTCGCCGGGATGATTTTGACAAGTCTGTCGAAGCCATATTCCGCAAGCTGGATCGCATCGAGGATAAGCTGGACGACAAAGCCGACAAAGGGGGGCGCTGATGAAAGAATACATGCTTGAACGACTGAAAGAGCCGTCTACGTGGCGCGGCATCATCCTGCTGCTGACTGCTGCCGGTGTCCCAATTGCACCTGCCATGAGTGAGGCCATCATCTGTGTGGGGCTTGCGCTTGCAGGCGGTGTTGGCGTTATTACCCCGGACAAGAAATGAACCTGTCCGAGCATTTCACGTATGCTGAGCTGACCCGCTCTGATACTGCTGCGCGCCTGGGGCTGGATAACACTCCGCCTCCTGACGCACTGGAAAACCTGAAACGGCTTGCTGCTTTTTTAGAGCAGGTGCGGGCAGTGATTGGAAAGCCCCTGATCATTAGCTCTGGATTCCGCTCTGTTGAGGTTAACCGGGCAGTGGGCGGCAGCTCTACCAGTCAGCATTGCAAAGGCTGTGCAGCCGATTTCAGGGTGTCTGGCATGACGCCAAAGCAGGTGGTAAGTTTGATCGTTAAGTCCAAACTTCAATACGATCAGGTCATTGAGGAGTTTACCAGTTGGGTGCATATCAGCATTCCCAACAAGCCTGAAATAGGCCCACGCAAGCAGGCCTTGATTATTGACAGGCAAGGCACCCGGCCATTCACTGGTTAGCCTGTACTGCCAAACCCGCCTTCGCCCCTTTCGGTTTCTGACAACTCGCCCATTTCCAGTTTGATTGCAGGGATTGGCAAGATCATCGCCTGTCCTATCCTGTCCTGCTGCCTGACGTAGAACGGGATATCACTGTCATTGTGCAGCAGAACGCAGACCTCGCCCCTATAGTCGCTGTCTATGACCCCGACACAATTCGATAGCCTGATGCTATGCTTGGCGGCGTGCCCTGAACGGCTGAATAGCAGCATGACGTAACCCTCTGGTATCTCAAAGGCCAGCCCTGTCTGTATCCGGCCCTTGCATCCTGCCGGTATCTCAAGCGAGTTGCAGGCGTGCAGATCAAAGCAGGCGCTTCCCTTGGTTGCGTAGACGGGTGGCAATGCCAAGGCGTTTAGATATTTATATTTAACTTGCATTCAATATTCTCCATGCTGTTTCCCCACTGATCGGCCATGGCTTGTCCATCCTTGCTCTGCTGCTGAAAATAAATTCGGGTGGCGCCAACACGCCCAGTATTGGATGTAATCAGGGCAATGATTTTCTGCGAAAGACCTGTGGTCAAACCGTCTGCCTGTACTACTATTGCAGGGCGTTTTTTGTATGTTTTTAGATCAGAATTTGGAAATCTCACCAAGATTACATCACCACGCTTACATTTCATCGTATACCTCCATTCCTGGTGCATTCCAGTCCTCGGCAAAACCGCTGAAACGGAGATGTGTCTCGAGCGCCTCAACAGCTGTCCAGCCTAACTGCTCAATTTCAAGCATTTTAAATATATGCGTCGAGACAGTGCTCGACGTACCAAGGATGTAAAACGCTTTTCCAAAACATTCAGAATATTTTAAGTTTGCTGATTCGGTTGCCCGTTCGATTGCTCGCACCAGTTCGCGCATAGTGCAACCGTTGGGCGGCAATTCAAGATTGTCGATCTCCTCATCAGTCAGCGGCTTGCGGGCTGGTGGTGCTGAATACAGCACCGTCCCCACAGCCGGTATCCAGCCGTCTATTGGCTCAATGACAGGGTGTCCACCGTACCAGCCTGTGACGGTTCCTGCTGGCTTGCGGGCTGGTGGTGAGGCGTAGAGTTTATCGCCGTCATGTAGGTCTTTGTGTTTTACTAACCACTCCACAGTGTGTTGAGATTCGTCTGGATAGCCGCCTATTGTGCGTATAATGCCAGTCGGCTTTTGCTCCGGCTCGGCCAATGCTTCGCGTAAGGCTTCAATGGCGTCCAAAGTGTATCCTTTTTGCATGTGTGGATATTGCTTGGCGTGGTCTTCCATAGCTTCCAGCGCAATTTCCAGCGCCTCACGTTGTTTGCTCATACTCCCCCCTTCGCTTTGACGATAGCGGCGCGGGCGTTCTCAAGTGGTCTGCACTCATTGTCACCAGCCCGCTCATCAACGTAATCGGCAAGGTTTTCCAGCGCCTCCAGCAAATCAGGTGCGGCGGTGATCAAGCGTCCGTTGGCATCATCTTCGTCCTTAAACCCTCTCATTTCGCAAATGATTTTGCCGCCAGAGGATACCTCCAAGTTACTGAATATTTCCCACGGCCCTGGCGTGTGCTTGACAATATATGTCCCATTAATCTTTCGGATTGTTTCGGCACATTTTGCTGCCCAAAACCTGCCTTCTCCACTGCTGTCCAGCAAGCCGACGTGAGCTTCGCATAGCTTCGCACAGTCCTCTGTTACCAGAAGTGCAAACCTTGTCAGATCATCAATGTACTCTTTGCTGATATGTATGCTGTTAATGTCAGCCGAATCAATTACTCTTGCCTCGATTGCAAAATTAATTATGCTTTGTTGATTAATCATACTTCCTCCAACAACTTCTTACTCAATTTATCAACTACCGAATCAAGCGTTTCGTGCAAGTATTCCGGCATCATCTTTTCTTTTTCAACAAGCGACCATGATTCGATTGCAGACAGCAACTTAATGATTTCAAGCATGTCTTTTTTGCTCATACATCCTCCTTCATGTCGAACAGTTGAAGCAACTCTTTACGCAATGGCGACACGTCAAGATCAGGATGTGATTCCGCCAGCAACTCCAAATACCGCAGGGCAATTTGTGCTTGGTTTGGAGATTCGCAGCTGTTAATGACAGCCCACGCTTTTTTAAGTAAATCGTTCATTTCATTACCTTTACCAATCGTTGCAAATACCAGATCGCTTTCTCCGCGTTCTCTTTTGGGTTCCCCTTGTGATCCAAACGCCATAGATACTTGATGGCGGCTGCTTTGCAGTATCCTTTGAATTCTTCTGCGCTTAACGCTGCCTCGATTGCATCGATACATTCAATTCCACCCTGGGTGTAGTGTGGAGGATGGTTGACCATGTCGTAATGGTCGCCGTCATTTCCGTTTTGCCCAATGATATCGATTCGTTCTTCGTTATACATTGTATCACGCTCCTTTTTGTTTTGCTAACCGATATTCTTTGATTGCGTTGCGCAGCCCTGCCTGCGTTTCGGCTTTTTCGTCCAGAGCCAATGCTTGGGCTTGATCCAAGGTGTCATGCATCAGTATCCGATGGCAGATAACAGGCACGCCTTGCCCCTGACGACGCACTCGCGCATTGAACTGTTCATAGAGGTCCAATGACCAGTTAAGGCCAAACCACACCAAGATGTGTCCATTTTTCTGCAACCCGTCGATGCCGTGACCCATGCTGGCCGGGTGGCCGATCATCAGGGGGCAGCTGCCTTCTTTCCAGCGGCGCATGGCGTTCTGCAAGGATGTTTCGGATTTACACTCGGTGAGGTTCACAGGGTTCAACTCCTTAAACCGCTCCATGATGCGCTGGGCGTCACTGCGATACGCATACGAACACAACACAGGCGATCCTTGCGCCTCGTCAAGAATCTCCTCAAGGGCGTCCAGCTTAAGGTTGTGGATCGGCTCCCACAGAGGCATGCCTGCGATGGGGTACATGGCACCATTGGAGAACTGCAAGCACTTGTTGGTCAGCGCTGCCTGGTTGAACACCTCGATGTCTTTACCGCTGTCGAGCGTCAAGAAGAACTCTTTCTCAAGTTGGTCATACTTGGATCGCAATTCGTCAGGCATTTCGATTTCGATGTTGTTGACGATAAGATCCGGTAATGGGTTGTAGTCCTCGGCCGACATCTCTAGGGTGATGTCGGAGATCAGTCGTTTGATGCCGTCCTCGGTGTCCCGGTAGGGAATGTCCTTGCGACTATGGTCGTCTTTCTTATACCACTGGGTCATGAAAGCGGTCTTGAATTTACCCAGTCGAACGCCTCCGTCGACCACCAGGTATTGCCCATGCAGATCCTTGTAACCGTTGCTGGCGGGTGTTCCAGTCAGGCCGGTGCGCCAAATGAACTGATCCAATACGTTTTCATTCTTGCGCCCATTGAACCACGCATTAACCCGGTTGGTGGTGCTGTTCTTCATCTTGCTGACTTCGTCCCACACCACGCCGTTGAACGGAATAAGCTTGCCCTTATTGATGAAATACGTCTGCAGGGTTTCCGCCAACCATTTCATATTTTCGTAATTGATCAGATACACATGAGCTGGACGCAACAAGGCTCGTATGCGCTGATCTCGAGTGCCAGTCACCATGCTGAACTGCAGATGCTTGGTATGCACCCACTTCTCAGCTTCCTGCCTCCATACCAGTCGGATGACCCGGATCGGAGCCACAATGACCACACCTCGCAAGTATCCGACGTTCAGCAGATGCGCGATGCTGGTGAGCGTGATAACCGTCTTGCCGAGGCCCATGTCCAGCCAGAGCATCGAGTGCGGGTGGGAGCATTGGAAATTGACCGCTTTTTTTTGGTAATCGTGGAGCAGTTCAGGCGATAGCACGGGACTTCCCCCACATAATGTCGACGATCAATTTGCCTTTCGTCACATCGTCGATGACAAACACGTTCAGTCCATGGGCTTCGAGTCTTTCATGTTCGCGAATTTGCGGTGGAGTGGGTTCTGCTCCCGGTCGCTTGAACTCAATAAAAAACACCATGCCTTTAGGACACACAAACATGCGATCAGGCACACCCACTCGCCCAGGGCTTGTAAATTTGTAAACAAGCATTCCCATTTCTTTTGCATATTCGCAGACTCGTTTTTCAATCTGTTTTTCTAACATTACTGTAACCCTAACGTGAGTTTTTCCACTTCTTTGATGTAATACTCGTAGTCGATCGGCAGCGTGGCGTCATCAAGGTCATTGCACACCTGGACGTTCCACCCTGACTCGACTGCGATCTTGCGCCACTCGGTCTTACCCTTCAGAGGCGGCATCCACTTGGTCAGCGGTTTGCCTTCTCTGGCGATGTAATACCGGGTGATGTTCTGCACTTGCTGCTCGCCCCACTGCAGGTAACTCGAGCGAGGCACCTTGGTGCGGAGCATGAAGTCCAACTTGTCTGGCCAGTTCTCGACGGTCTTGCGGATCGGCGCACCCTCGACCAACACCTTCTCGGCCACCTTGGGGATCACCAAGCCGCCAGCGTTCTGATGCCAACTGGTGACATATTCATACGCGCCCTTGCGCTTGACAGAGCCGTCTTCTTTGACGGCCACGTAATTGTTCACATCTCGAATCATCATGGTCTTGTAAATGACATCCTCGAGCGTCAACTGGGTCTGTTCTTCCCATGCGCGCTGAATCGACTTCAACTCATCGCAATACGCTCTGTACAGGCGCACCGTCAGACCGTCAGTGTTAATCTGGATGAGTTCCAAGGTGGGTATCTTCATCAGACGCTCAGCCAGCATGCACAGGAGCAACTGACCATTGAGCGTGATCTTCATGGTGAACAGCGGGTCATAGAACACGCTGAACTTGTTGTTGCTGTCGCCATACACACCGTTCAGTGCCAGCTTCAGCATGGCGTTCTCAGCTGATTTCTTGTCGTACTGTTTGCGCTGTTCATACAGCGATTTGTAGATGGTGCAGAATGTCTTACCCAAGTGCTGCGGGTAAAACTCGTTGGCGATGGCGAGGTTGGGGTAATACGAGCTGACATCGAGGTCGATGATGACCCAGTCCTCGGTGGACTCGATGATGCGCGACTCGACAGAGCCGTGGATGCCTCCGGTGCCGAACACAAACTCGAACCCGTTGATGCTGGCGGTCAGATCCTTGAACACGCCCTTAGTCTCGGTGATCTGCTGCTGCTTGAGCCACTCGAGCACTCGGCGAAACTCAGGCTGATCGAACTGAATCCATGGCAGGATGGCGTCGTTCAAACGAATCCACGGGCGACTAGTTTGCTTGGGAGTGCGACCAGTAGAGCCGAAGTCATAGCAGGCTACGCCAGCCTCTTCGAGGCGCATGACAAAGTATTCTTTGCCGATCTTGGTGTCGTTGAAGTTAAGCCAGTCGCGCCCTGGGTACATCGTGTTAAGTTTTTCCCGAAAACTCAACATGTCCTGAGTATGTGTATAGAAAACCTTGGTTTGGTTTACATCATGCCGGTTGTACTGACGCAGGGTCAGGATCTGATCCTGATCCAGTACGGTGCCGGGGGTGAACGGCAGGTCTTGGATAGTCTTGGAGCGCATGTTGAACTCGAGCGCCTTCAGACTGGTGGACCGTGCGTTGTTGTCGAAGTGGTGGATCTTGAACAGGTCGATCTGGCTGATGTACCGATCCCCTGCGTACACCTGATGCGCCCACTTGTCCTCGTCCTGCGCGTCGAACATGGCCTGCACCTTTTGATAGATGATGTCAGGCTGTACACGGTTCATCTTGATAATCATGTGCAGGATCGGGTAGTCGAACGCCAGGTTGTTGAACCCGATCAGACGCCCACTGTGAGATCGGACAGTCTGCAAAAACTCAAGCAAGGAATGGCTATGATCACACCACGGGCTGATTTCATAGAGCAATGTTATGGGAACGTCGACGTGCTCAAAGCAAATCAGGAACACGTTGGGATAGGTTTCGATGTCGTATATATAATCATGCATTACAGTTACACCTTACGTTGGTGCCTGTTTTTAACGTGGGCAGGCTCCACGACCCGTCGTCCAGATGGCGCTGAGGACAGGTTAACCTTGAAGGAACGGAGGCAGACCGGGGATCGTCGCAGCAGGGGCAGCAGCAGGAGCCGCAGCCACCGGCTTGAACATGGGGCTGACATCTGCAGCGCCCTCACCGAATGCCTTGTCGTCGCCGGCAAACTGGATGGCTACCAGGTCAGCCCGCACACCGCGGCCATACTGGTTCTCCTGCAGCCATGGTTTGATCGCCACGTTGACCCGGCAACCGCCGTACATGCGACGAGTGATCGCCTGGTAGGCCATGGTGTTGGCAGAGTCTACCGGGTTGCCATCGTCCTGGATCGCTTGGGGAGGGGTGTCCCTGCCGCAAGTGATATAGACGTGACCCGCATACCCGTCGTAGGGCTGGAAGGTCTTCTTGTTGACCTTCTCCTCACCACGACCATAGCAGCGCAACTTGCGTTCAGCCTGCACCATCTGCATGACGGGCTGAGCGTGTTCACCCCACTTCTGCAGGGCCATCTCACCGTAGCGCTTCATGAACTGCTGAAAGCCGGGATGATCTGGAAGCATCAGCAACTCACAGTTGTAAGAGATGCGCTCCTTTCCCGTCATTTCGTTCTTCTGGCGCTGGGGTTCAGCCAGGTGGGGGAAAGACAGGCGAACATTGGACAGATAAATAACTTCGGACATAACACTTACCTCTTTACTGTAACCACGCCGGGAGATCCGGCTCATTGTTGATTGCTGCAAACAAAGACGCAGCTTCCACTACCACTGCCGGACGTGAATCCGACTCAGGTACAACGGTCAGCTTTCCGGCCATCTTGGTGATGTACTCGTTCAGCCTTTCCAATTGTTTTTTGCTGAGCTGGTTTTTCGTGCCGTCACGCTTTTCCCAACTCAATTTCTCAGCCTTCGCAGGACTGACCAGTTTGGTTTCATAAATTGCGCTTTTGGGAATACCCATCGCAATCAATTTTTCTGCCATCTCTTCTTCACTATACGCCCATACGCGACTTCCGCGACCGTGAACCAGTTTGAGTCCTTCGACTTTCTGGCCTGCCTGCAGACGACGCTGAGCCTCTTCCTCTACGGATTCGATCAGCTGGCGCAACAGAGGAGCTGCCTCGAGGATCTGACGGAGCTGATCATTATCCATTGTAGTCGGATTTTTATCAGCGCTTTGCTGAACCAAATCCAATGGTGTTGTCACAGGAGCAAACATAACATTTACCTCTTTCATTACATAGTTCGCATGAACCGCGCAGCCACCTTTAGCCCTGCAATATTTACACTGCTTTTCACCAGGATTCAACGGCGCATCCGGTGCTGATGCGTTCGCCAATTCCGCTGCCAATGCGCCTACCACGTCATCAAGAAAATAAGTCACTGGCAATACCGTGGTGGTGATCGGCACAATGTTTTTCCAATTTAGTTTGGGCTGAATCACTGTCAAGCGAATCGTATGGTACAACGCAGGAATTTTATTCCATGGCATTTTCAACCCGGCCAACACGCCGACAGCGTACTGCTCCAACTGCTCGCGGGCATCAGTTGGCTGTACACCATCTTTGTAATCAATGATCTCGATCTCACCGTTGTCCGGGTCATAGATCAACACGTCGACCGTACCACTGGCTCCCTTGCGACCGATCAGGAACTCGGGGTCAACACGCACCTCGGACTCGATTGTCATGTTGGGATGCACACGATCCTTGAGGTAATTGATGGCAACAACAACCCGATTAGCCCGTTCAGCATCGACAACAAACTTGCCCTCATGGTCTTCGAGCGTGTCTCCGATCAAATTCATGG